ACTAATCAAGAAAGATTTTGGATTTTGAACCCACGGTAAAAAACATTGGCCATGTTCTTCAGAGCACCCAAATCTTGAGTAGTACCACCTGCGAATGGATTGGCGACGATTGAATATCTCGTCTTAAACCCAATTTTCGGTTGAAATGTACCAGTATCTACAGCACGAACCATTTGTAATGGAACATAGGGGCAATAAAAAATTCCGGCATCATATGCATTAGCACCCTTATAACCCACTACTGCAAATTCACTAGAACCAGCAGTTGATACGGGGAAATATGGATCGATAAAGACCTTAATACGACCAAATAGAGTACCTGCAAAGGTATTGCCGGTGTCGTCAACTGTTAAGTTAACTTGTCCCTGAAGAGCAGACTGATAATCAAGAATACCTGCCATTGCGAGTGAAGAAGCTACATCGCTGGAGCAGATCATGATATTACCCTTTCCGCGACGGGTTTCCTTAGCAATCTGATTACAATCGCGTTCAATTTGGAAAGCTAGACCCTTAACCTTTTCCACCATCCAACGACCATTGGAATCAGTATCAAGATCGAAGGTACCCTTAGTTACAGTACCGGTCTGAGCACCCTGCTTTGCAGTGTAATAGATAGTACGAATAACTTCACGGTTGATTTCAGCAAGAATTTCTGAACTTAGGATATTAGAAAGTTCAGTTTCAGCATCTAGACCATGAACTGCTTTAAGGTCTTGTGCAAGTTCCATTGAGTACTCAGCTTTTAGAGCACGGGTCTTTGCAGTTACAGAAACCTTTTCAATGGAGAAACCCATTTCAGCAAAGTCAGTACCACCAGTCTCACCCAGAGCTTCAGCAGCACCGGTAGTCATAGCACCACCAGGAGTTACAGAAGCAACGGTAAAGACATTACCGGTAGCGGTATTAGCTTCCATTGCTAGATCGGTCTGAGTACCAGCAACACCAGAGAAGAAGGTATTAGCTTCTTTGTAGAATGCTTCAACACCAGTAGAAGCAAGGTTCATTCCAGTATAGGTAGAACGCATTGCAAAGATAAGACCGGTAGGACCAGTCATGGGTTGAACACCACAAACATCATAAGCAATGAGGTTTGGAAGTGAACGACGAACGAGACTGATCAGAATAGGATCAAAACCAGCAACTGGACCAGCAGCAGCAGAACCACCAGTGAAACCACCAGTTAGACCAGAAGCAGCAAAGGAGTTAGTAGGACCAGCTTCATGAAGAATCTGACCAGACTTCAACATTTCGGTTGCTTGGTTTTCTAGAACCACAGCAGTTACTGCTTTACGGTAGGGATCGGTAATAGCAGGTAGATCGGGATGATCAAGGACACCACCCCATTTAGTTTGTAGAGATTCGGAAAGATACATTGTTATTCCTCTATTGATTAGATTTTAGTTTTGGAAATTGCTTGTGACACAGCAGCAACGAAAGGATCGTTGATATCTACTTTGGATGTGTCTTCCCACTGTTCGTTAAGATGAGTTTCTTGGACTTTCTTTACTTCGGTGGGGTAATAATTCTCACGGATCGTTTCAAGTTTTTGAATGTATTCTTCCTCTGTGGAATAATCAATACTCTCTGCGAGTTTCTTGATTTTTTCAACTTGAGTAGCGGTGAGTCCTTCACAGATTGAATGAACAATTTCAATCTTCTTGGATTCAATCAGAGACTTGCGCAGATTGATTCCATGTTGAATTTCTTCATTCAGTTTAGTTTCTAGCACTTCAATTTTAGATGCTAGTTCATTGACAAGATCAACCTTTTCGGTTGGTACATCGATATAATGTTCAGCAAATAGATTGCGTAGACCGACGATAAAATCTTCTGTAAGTTCAGAACGGAGAGAAGATTCAATAGCAATCTGATTATCTTCTAACCACTGTTCGACCACATAGGACATATAATCATCAATCTTTTGAACGAGGTCATCCTTGATTTCTTGTACTGCTTCTTCCAGCATTGAAGCATATTCGGTTTCCAAAGCTTCCTGAATTGAAGTGACACGATCTAGAACGCGAGCTTCAAAGATAGTAGCTGCTTTGGTCTTAAATTCTTCTGAAAGAGTATCTTCAGAGAACATTGCAGTAATATCGTTTTCGTAATCGGATGCTTCTTTAACGGAAGCATTGGATGGTTTCATTGCAATGGATGCTTGATTCTGCTTAGATGTATCCTTGGGATTAATCTTGAGTTTTGCAGTACCATTTGGATCATTGGTATAATCCTGTGGAGTAGGACCACCGAGGTCTTCCTTTTCACCGGGTAAGGTTTGCATTGGTTGAGAAGGTGCGGACTTCTTTGATCCGGAAAGGACAGCAGCAGCATCTTCCATTAGAGTATGTGACATATTAGGATATCTCCTGTTGAAATATTTTAACTTATTTATAAAAATTAAATTCTTGCTTATTTAGTAGCAATGCGTTTGGACACACCTTCAAGATACCAATTAAACAAATTCAGAGCAGTTTCTTCAATTTGTTTCTTAGAATACTTTGGAAGTGATTCATAAAGTTGTTCGACTTCTTTTTCTATGTAGGAACCTCTTGCTGCATCGTAGATGTACTCTTTTCCTTCCAGAATTCCATTGATCCAAGCTGAAGGTGCTGATGGTCGGGAAACTGCATCAATTGCTAAAATAGAGAAATCATTCTTGACGATGGAATATCCTTCATTAGTGGGTTGTAGAGAACCTAATGCTCTGGAAGAAACTCCAATTTTTACTTCTCCTTCTAGAAGTCCTTTGAGAATATTTCCACAAGGAGTATCTAGAACGACTGCTTTTCCGATATAGACATTTCCATCTTGTTCCAAAGAAAGAATTTTATGGGAAACACGATCTAAAGAAATAGATGGAGAATCTTCATGATTCAAAGTTCCAACTGCTCTTCCAGTATCAATGTAGTCTTTTTTGTAATTTGCAACTCCAGATTCCATTACTGATCTGGGGTACATTCTTTTATTACCGTTGACGGTTTCTGCTTCCAGAAAAGGTCCGGTAATATAGAGTTTCTTTTTTCCAGATTCTGTCATTTCTGAAAGAACCTGAATGTTGTCGATTTCTTCTCTAATGAGTAACATTGGTTTATAGTCCTAATTGAGTTCTTTCTTGACGACCCCATTCCCTTGCTGCTTCTACGTCGATTTGATATTGTTGTAGTTGTTCCTGTTCACCGGGTATAAATTCATAGGTTCCTTGTAGATTTCCAACTGAGATTCGTGCAAAATAAAGTTCTTCATCCAGAGGATATTTGTTACGAATTTGTTCATTAACTCGTTGAGCAATTATTTGACATAGTGGACTATTGGTTTTAATTGCTTCTCGGAGTTCATCGGTAATGATTACTGCTTCCCAATCGATAATTTCTTCAGGAACAGAAACTTCGACATTTTCAGGAACCGAGACGTAACGGACATTATTTATCTGACACAGTTCTGTTAATGGAGTATCATTATTTGTAGAAACTGGATGGAGATCAGTACCGAATGGTCCTTCGGTAATTACTGGGGTATAGCGGTAAATGCTGTTTGACATGATTTGAACAGGTTCCGATTAAAATGAGGTAGATACGGAATTAACTCCGGGTTTTCTGTATTTATACGATTACAATAGTGACTATGTGTACTGGTATTTCTAGCGTGACCCATAAGACTATTTAGACTTAAAACATTACCTTCTCTAAGTCTTTTTCCAAATTGATGTAAACTGTGTTTTCGAACAAATCGTTTTGATCTCCAAGTTCTATATCCAACAAAATTAAGTCCTTTCTTTAAAAGTGCAATTTTATATTTAGATAAATCTAATTTTAGAATGTTTTTTAGAAACGATTGAATTTTTTGTTGATAATTTGTGGACTGTTCTTTAGATAATCCAACAAGAACTAGATCATCGACGTAACGAGCATAGTATTTTACTTTTAGTTCTCGTTTGATATAGTGATCAACAGGATTCAAATAGATTGAAGCATAGATTTGACTGAGTAGATTACCAATTGGAATTCCTTTATCTCCTTCATAATTGGAGTAAAGATTCATGATTTTGTGTAATCGTTGATCTTTAATTTTTCTTTCTAAAAGATTAGATAGAATGGTTCGATCAATATTGTAGAAGAATTTCTTTACATCTAAATGAAGTGTATAAGAATCTGAAGAAACTTTTCTCATTGATTCCTGAACAAAATTTGCACACCGATGAGTTCCTTTACCTTTTCTACACGCATATGAAGTATGAATAAAGGTTGAATCAAAAATGGGATAAATGAATTTATAGATTGCATGTTGAACCACTACATCACGAAAAGCGGGTGCATGAATTATTCTAGGTTTTGCTTCATAGATGGTAAAGGTAAAATAAGGTTTTGGTTGGTAGATTCCAGAATGAATTTCTTTGTGTAATTGAATCAGATTGAATGCTAGATTCTTTTCAAATTCAAACACTGCACGTTTATTTCTTTTTCCTTTTCTTGCAGTGATAAATGCTTGATAAAGATTATCAACGGTGAAGCATTGGTCGAAAAGATTTCCGATTCTTTTCATTGAATAGGTCCCTTCTGATTTTCGGATAATCTACTAAAAAGAAGGGATTGTTGCAGAGTTTGTTTAGTGGTTAAACTAAAACAGGATGAAACATCCCTATGACTCCAGTATCCTTTTTTGAGGTTTAAGGGGAGAGAATCATAGTCGGCGCGAAAACCAACATTATCATTGGAATTACCGCGATTGTTATTGAGGTTCAGGTTCCAGACACCAGCATTCGTAGTGTTATTCCAGTTCCCACCAGAAATCAAGCACATGTTGTTGTTCCACCCTTTTCTTGTTCTCGATGATAGTGTATCCATCCTCCGATCATTCTTCCGATTTCGTCTATCATCAATTGCAAGGTGATTAACCGGTGAACTGCTTGTTCCTCCGGTGATTGTTTCTGGGTCTTTCCATCATGATAACGGAAATACCCGAGTTCGTGCGCTAATCGAATCTGCATTCGTAATTGTTCATGTTTGATATCCATTGATGTTAATGTTGTCTTTTTATGATAACGTTTCTGCGTTTCAACAATTAATTCATACAACTCATAAGCAATATTGCGAATTCTGTTTGCAAGTGCATACTTTTCGTGACGTGGAAAATGATTCAAGTAGATATTGAGTAATTTCAACATCTCTAAATATTTCTTGTCAAGAATTGCTGCGCTATGAATTCCCATAATTATTCCTGACGTGCTGCGCTATCGCTTGCACGGACATTAAACATAGGCGGCGCGAAAACCAACAACACCACTGGAAGCCCCGCGAGCGTCATTGAGGAGCC